GTGTGATCGGTATCGATGGCTTCTAAAAGTTTTTTTAATTTTGAAGCATGATCTTCATCGATTTTTGAAACTGCGCTTTCAACTTCGAGTTTTGTTCTTGCTTCAACTTTTTCGTTGACTGCGGTTTCGAAGGCTTCGGCAATGGCGGTTGCTGCTTCTTCCGAGAGCACTTCTTTATCAAATTTTTCTAATATTGCTTTGATGTTCATATTATCTATAATATAACTTATCCTTTTTTAGTTACGTTTTTTGAATTTTTTCCTGCTTTTCCTTTTTTTGTTTTTGTGGCAGGTTTGCCTTTTACTTTTTCGGCAGTTTTTGCAATTTTCTTTGTTGCTTTATGAGCAACAACTTTTTCTAAATCTTTATGTGCTTCAGAATAATTCTTTTCACAAAGACTTGTTAAAAATTTTGAAATTAATTTACGAGCTTCCATATTATATATTTATCTTTTTAAATTACATTTATGATAAACATTTCAATTCGTTAATGAATTGAATGATACACTCTTGCAAATATTGTTTTTTATTATTTCTAGGTAATTTTGAAATGTTTTGTTCAAATTTTTCATAAAATGGTTCAAACTCTCCATTATTAGAAAGTACCCATTTTTTTGATTCTAAAATTCCGTTTACAAATGCTGTTGGAACTGATGGATCTGCTACAACATCAATAGCAACTAAACGAAAATCGGAAACATGTCCGATTCCATTTTTATCATCTACTCTTCCAAGTGCTCTTGATGATACACCCAATTTAACACCATCCAACATCAAAGAACGAACAACTTGTCCCATTGGTGTTGATAAAACTTTTGATTTGCCAATAAAAATATCGCCATCTTGTTTTAATTCTGTTACCATGTGGCAAGCTCTTTCCAAATTAACTTCTGGTGTTGTTGGGTGATTGAGTTCACCTGTTGCTCGACTACTTCTAATCATTTCATCGGTATAACGATTTACTTCTTTTACCATTTCTTCTAATGGATAAACTCGATTGTTTCTATTTGGCTTGTTTGCCATTAACATTGGTCCATTAAGCCAAACGCTTGATGGTGAATTTCTATTTTTTTCTTCGACCAAATATTTTAATTCATAATTGGGAGTTTCAACCAACAGATTGTAAACGTTACTCATATATCTTTAATTATTACTTACACTTACTTTATTCATTTTAAATGTTTTTCGTTTAAAATTAAAAAGGTGTAACCTTTTGTTTTGCACCATGCTTGCGCTGCTTGCCATTTCGCAGTATTTACCGCATATTGATATTTTTCATATATTAATGTTTTTTGTTTTTTGTTTGGAGATTCTGTAGGTGGCATAGTTTGCCTTTCTGGTTTTACTTCAATAAGCAATTTTTTTATTGTTCCATCTTTTGATTTTAACTTTGCTACCAAATCAACAAAATAACGATGCATTCTACCATCTGCTGGTGATATATAAGGAATTACTACTGATTCTGAAGACCATGTAAGAACATTGGGGTTATTATCTAAATATCGAAAAGCTTTTAGTTCCATCATGGAACGATAAATGATTTGTCCTTTCCCATAATACTTTTGAGGATTTTTTGGGTTATAAATCCCTTGAACAAAATTTTTATTTTTTTTACCTAAATTTTTATTCATTTTAACCGATAAAGAATCGGGTTGGGGAACGATCTACAAGATCAGTCATAATTTCTTTTTCAAGTTCGTCTTTTTCTTTTTCGCCCTGTCTCATAAGATCAGATGCATTTACAGTTTGACCTCCAAACAAATTAGTACCTGTATATTTTCCTCTAACATGACCTATGGTTATTTTAGATAAAGCCAAGGCATATCTATAAACCCAAAGTTGAGAAACTAAATGCTTAAGTGGTTTTTGGAGCTTGCAACCTATTAAACCATAGTAAACTGTATTACTTGGTTCTGGAATAATTTTTAAAATCTGTGTATCAGGATCAAATCTTAAATAAGGCATAAGCCCCAATATTTTTTCTCTGACATCAATCCAATTTTTTAAAGTGTGCCAAGTAACTAAATCATAACCAACATTACCTAAAAGATGTCCAAAATATGCTTGTTGAGCTATTGTGTGTTCAATTGTAAAAAGTGTATTAACACCAGAGTTGTTTCCTTCTGCAAATGAAAAGACATCTATTACTCTTCTATACTCATCCAAATCTGAATCCCACCCACCGCTCAAAGAATCTGTCATTGTGTTGTACATTTCTGGAGAAACGTTGAAAAGTTTATCAACTTGAAGTCCAACTCCTCTTTGATACAAATCTGAGCGAAATATAAGATATTCTTCAGTTTCACCTGCGAACTTTGTAAAATATTCTACCGCAATATCAATTATCTCATACATCTGTTCGCTGCTTATTTCAATTTCAACTAATGGTTCCCCCAAAGTACGACGAATTCTTTGAGCTAAATGATTATAGCTTTTAATTTTGGAATTAAAGGTGGTACTTCCGTGAAATTTATTTGGTAAAACAGAACTCATTCAAATATACTTAGACTATACTTATTTATTTCTTTAAATAAAAACAAATAGATCTTTAATAAGTAATATTAACAATGGATCGCTTTTTTATTTACGGAAAACCAAAAATTACCGATGTTAAGCCTTATAAATTTGTAGTTAATAATCCGCTTTTGACATCTATTCAAAATTTTAACATTTTGGTTAAAGGTAATAGCTTTATAGACATACGTGGTGTTTATTTAATTTCTAATAGTCCAACTATGTTTGAAGGAACGACCATTTGGAATCCTTTTTCGGGGGTTAAAAATTTATCAGCAGACAATCCACCATTTCAAGGAATTAAAGTTCCTTTTTACATTTATAAAGAAAAATATCTAGCATTTACAATGCCGCAAAACCCAAACGGAGATGGTTTTTTTGATATTATTATAGAAAACGAAGCAGGATATGGTAAACTAAGTAGAGATAGTCGTGTTCCGTTTGTTAGTTCATTTGTTGGAGCAGTAGATATACAGCTTCCATGTGTTTCCGGTATACAAGTTATTGATCCGTTGGATTTTGTAGTTGAATTTGTTTTAGTTGCTTCTGATAATAAATTTATTTTAACTTCGGATACAAATCAACAAATAACAGTTTCTTATTTGGTTTAAGTTATAGAATTATAAATTGGGATAAATCCTATAGAATTGCCATTTATATCAAATATTTGCATTCTTCTAACCACTGTTCCAAGATTTCCGGTAACAACTTCTGTGTTTCCTACGCCAAATTGTGTAGCAAACAATTCCCCAATAACATCTCCACCGGACAGCGGTAAAAACCCACCATTGACATAGTTTCTAGTCGCAAAATTAGCACTTTGTGAATTATAATGAGTATAAACAGATTGTATATTTGAACTATTACCATTAACAAAAGTATTAACATCAATACTGTTTGAACTAAACGAATTTACGACATTTGAAATTCCTTGAATGTTTGCGCTATTGTTTTCTACGTATGTTGTTGCTTGGACGAAACGAGAACTTAACCCAATAAAAGTGTTTCTACTTTCGGTATCAAAGGAACTTATACTATTCCAGCTTGAATAAACACTATCCCAATTAGAAGATGTATTTCCAACCAATGATATAGTTGCATTGATGTTTGCACTATTATTTAAAACATATGTTGTTGTTTCGTTTTGATCTTCTTCAAGAGAACTTGTTGAATTTATATAAGAATAAACGGAATACCAACTTGCAGATCCAGTATTAACTACAGTATTAAGATTTTCAAATTTTGAACTGTTTATAAACCAGTTAGTGTAAACACTATTCCAATCGGAAGATAAAGAACATGTGGTATTGTAAACTGATGTAGGATTTATTAAAAAGTCATCAATTTCAGTTTTGGTATAATATAAACTTGGGATAAAATTTCCTGAAACGGTTGTTTCAAGAACCATAGCATCTACATAACGTTTTGTAACAAATTCATCGGTAACAAAAAGACTTGTTAATGTTTTAGTTGTAAAAATTGGTCCAAAAATAGAAGAACCAGTTTTTAACATTATGTTTGAACTATTTTGTGTAATAAATGTATTACTTTGATCATTAACAGAACTTATGTTTTTTACATAAGCGGAACACTCATTCCACTGTTCACTGTTTCCGATTCCATCATACATAAAGTTGTTGGATGAAATGATTCCATTTACAGTAAATGTAGCATTTGGATTTCTTGTGTTAACTCCGATGTGGGCTGGTGTTTGTTTTATATAAAAACGTTCATTTCCAAGAAAAGGACCTCCCATGTAAAAAATAATATCATTATCATTACCAACTGTTCCTATTCCTAGTTTTGAATTTGTTGTTTGTATATAAGATACATTTTTAGCACCACCAAGAGTAAAATTGGTATCTTCAAAATTTGATCCCAAAACCCCTATATTAAAATTGGTATTTTCATCATCATTTAAAAAACTTAATTGGGTTCTAGAAAAATTTTGATCATTTGCATTTTGAAATTTAATTTCAAAAATACTATTTTGATCACCAACAACATTTAAAGGTATTTGGTTTTCAGCTATTCCTGATAAATTAAGAAAAAGCGATTGAAATTTTCCATTTGCAGAATTTGCATTAACCCAAGTAGTAGCCGAAAGACTATTTAAATATGGTGTACTATTTAAAAATGTATTGTTTGTAAAATCAGCTAAAGATGCAAGAGTAACCTTTGCTGTTACATATTCTTCAAATTGATTTTCATAATCTAAAATAGTATATGCATTAGGATCAGTTGCTAAAACATCTGGTAATGTGTGAATATAAGTGTTTGCCATGCCAATTTTGAATACTTATTCTTTAATAAACAAAAAACATTGATTACTTATAAATCAGACTAAATATAATATACTCATGGCAGATTTTTTCCAAACAAGCAACCGTCAACCAGATACTGGTAGAAGTTTTGTTTCTTCAATTTTATCAAAACTTCCTTATGTTCAACAAACAATAGAAGCTGACGTTAATAATCCAAGATATGAATTATTTGACCGTCTTTCTAAAAGAAAAGAACTCAGGCTGATGCAACAATCTGTCATCACGGGTCCTTATATGAAGGATGTTGGTGACTCATATAGTCCAAATAGTTTTGTTTCAGATCAAGCTTATCACAAATACATTTATGCCCAAGTAGATACTGATAAGACAAGAAGATTGGCTGAATATAGAAGAATGGCAGCTTATGCTGAAGTTGGCGATTGTTTAGATGAAATTTGTGATGAATTTGTCAATAAAGATGAAAACGGAAAAGTTATAAAAATTCAATTTTCTAGTTTTTCTAAATTAGAAAATAAAGAAAGAAGCGAACTCGAAAAAGAATTTTACAAGTTCGTAAATGTTTTTGATTTTGAAAATAAAGGTTGGGGATATTGTCGTCAATTATTAGTAGAAGGAGAAGTATTTTTTGAAAATATTATTCATGAAGCTAAAAAAGAACTTGGTATTATTGGTGTTTTGAGTGTTCCTTCTGAATTAATAAATCCTGTGTATGATAATGTTCAAAACAACGTTGTACAAAATTTTGTTTTTCAAAAACCAATTAGTTTGCAACAAAATCCAGCGGCTCAATTAAGCCCATCTAATTTCCAACCACCAACTCCAGCAAATGCTTTACAACAACAAATTGTGACGTTTCAAGGAAACCAAGTAACATATGTAAATTCTGGTTTATGGAATGAGGATATGACGATGCGAGTTCCTTTTATTGAAAACGCCAGAAGAGCATATAAACAATTGTCTTTGATTGAAGATTCTATTGTCATTTATAGAATGGTTCGCGCCCCTGAAAGATTAAAATTCAAAATTGATGTCGGGAATATGCCACCAGCAAAGGCAGAAGCATATTTGCGCCAGTTAATGCAATCTTATTGGAATAAAAAATCTTACGATAGTAATAAAGGCCAATCAGGAGCAGCAAATATATATGATCCACAATCAATGTTAGACTCATATTGGTTTGCCAAGCGTTCTGGAGAACAAGGATCAGACGTAGAGTTGATGCAAGGTGGACAAAACCTCGGAGAGCTTAAAGACTTAATGTATTTTGTCAATAAACTTTATAAAAGTCTAAAAGTTCCTTTAACCAGATTAAATCCCGAAGAAGGTTACAAAGATGGTGCGGAAATTTTAAGAGAAGAACTCCGTTTTGCAAAATTTATTGTCCGTTTACAAAGTCAATTTGCAGAAGGAATTAAAAACGCATTTATTACACATTTAAAAATAAGAAACTGGTGGAAAGATTACAAACTTCATGAATCTTATTTTAATTTAGAATTTAATCCACCATCAAACTTTTTTGCTATTCGCAAAAATCAAGAATTTGAATTAAAATTCAAAATTTTCAATGATATGAGTCAAAACGAATCTATATCAAAAACTTTTGCTCAAAGACATTATCTGGAATATAACGATTCTCGTATAAGTGAAAATATGGAATGGTTAAGAAAGGATGCAGCATTGAAATGGGAATTGGAACAAATTGCAACAACAGGTCCAAATTGGAGAGAACATATTCAAGCAGCAGAAGATGCATCAACTGAAGGTGGAGGAGGAGAAATGGGTGGTGGTGGAACAAGTGCATCCGAAATACCAGAATTTGGTGAAACTGGCGGTGGAGAAGCAGCAGAAACCCCTGAAGCAGAAGCTGGAACAGAAGGTGGTGGAGAAACAACAGCAGCAGAAACAGCAGCACCAGAAACTCCCACAATTCCTACAGCAAGCTAATCAAATATACAGTTTAAAATCATAAGTATAGAATATGACTTATGATATTCCACCACACATAACTGGTGATACTTGGGAAGGTATTAACAGTATAACTTTTCAAAGAAACAACTCTGCATTAAATCTTACAAATGCATTTGTTGAAATGGAAGTTTTAAGATCAATTGACAGTCCTGTTGTTTTTTCATTAAACTCTTCAAATAGCGGTGTTTTAATAACAAACCCATTAAATGGAACAATATCAGTTCCAGCCACCACGGTAAACATTCCTGTTGATTTGTATAAATGGCGTATTCGATTAAAATTACAAAACAATGAAGTAAAA